TAACAACCAATACAGTAAAATTAAGATGCTACGGTTATGGATCTAATATGGGATCAATATATGCAGGAATATACGTAACAGGATAAGAAATGTTTGTTCAAAGATTATCACATACAACATATCCAGAAGAATGTAACAATACAACAGAGCTATCTGCATCTATTTGGTTGTGTGATACAACAGCATACAAAATAATATCAATTGAGTCACATGATTCCGGATCACTTCTACTTACAGCATCTAGTCATTCTATAGAAGCAACCAGTTCCTATACAAACAAACCTACAGAAGAAATTCATACATTTCTGACAGGTTCTTTTTGTCCGGTATGCAAAGGATGGTGGGACGGATCCAATACAGGGCCTGACAAATATTCACTGGAGCCGCACTATGTACACGAACCATAAATGGGTAATTTTTAGTACTGCAGAGACAGGCAGCCTAGATGTTACACAGGTTACTGCGCTACAAGCATCGCCAGCATATGCTGAAGTAACATCTTCAGGGCAAAAATTTAATACTGATAGGTCAGGATCTTATACATACATAAAATATGTAGGTAGTATGCCAGATACAGTTTCAAGCTTAACAACAAAATCAGAAGAATATACACAATCAGAAATACTTGCGATATTTACAGGTAGTTTAGACTGGTACCCGGAAGATGCAATATTTAATGATAATGAATAAAAATTTAATTTTGAAAAATTTACACAATATATATTATTGGTTATAAACTTATAATAAGAGGAAAAATAAATGTCTGAAGTAAAATTTACAGAAGAAGAGCTAAAAAGCCTAAAGGATGTTCAAGATTCTTATCAAAATATACAGATGAGAATGGGAAATCTTAAGATGCAGCAAATCAATCATGATAAAATGAGTGATCAGCTAGAAAATTTAGAAGAATCTTTATTGGATGAACTAAGCAGTCTTCAAGAATCTGAACAACAACTAGCACAGACCTTTAATGAAAAATATGGTCAAGGACAACTAGATCCAAAAACAGGCGTATTTACACCAGCTCCCGTAGAAAAAACTACTACAAAAGAAGACTCTAAAAAAGACTAAATAAAAACAACTGCATTTTCAATGGTTTAGAGTATATTTATTCTTGAATAAAAGTTTTTGTTCATGAACAACAAATAATCGGAGAACCAAAATGGCAGAGAGAATTGTCTCACCGGGCGTATTTACTCGTGAAAAAGATCTCTCCTTCCTTCCGCAAGGAATAGCTGAAATTGGCGCAGCAATCGTTGGACCTACTAAAAAAGGTCCTGCTTTTGTTCCTACAATTGTACGAAATTTCAACGAATTCGCGGATATGTTTGGAGGATTAGATCAAGATCTATACGTTCCATTTACAGTACGAGAGTACTTACGCAGCGCTGGCTCTGTTACGATTGTTAGAGTTTTAGGAATTGGTGGGTACTCACCAGCAATGTTAACAATTGCTGCATTAGCTGATGTATCAGCTAGTGTACCTATACCCGAAACTTTTGCTGTATTAGCACCAAGTAATTTAAATTCAACTGCAACCTTTGTTGGCACTGCCATCACAGGATCTGCAAGTAGTTTTGGAATTAACACAGGATCTTTTGCAATTACAGCATCATTAGACTCTACATCAGCAACATACATAGATGATGTATTTAGTGGGAACCCAATGTCAACAAAGGCACAGGGACAAGACTCACCATTTTATCTATATAAGTTGTTTAAGCCAGTAACAGCATTAGCAGGAGCAACAAATGTAACAGGCTCACTTAACACAGTTAATTTGAGTAAAGATTACCAAAATGCATCAACACCTTATATAACATCTCAGAAGATAAACAATGCAACAACTAATTTGTTTAAAGTTAATCTAAGATCACATGGTGAAGTTGATACTCATGGTAAACATAAAGTTGCTATACTAAATGTAAAACAAGCAGGAACAGTACCAGGTTCAGACTTTGGCTCTTTCTCTATACAAGTTAGAGAGATAGACCAACAGACATATAAAGAATCTGATGATGTTATTATAGAACAGTACGACAATCTTAACTTAGATCCAACTTCAGCAAATTACTTTGCAAGAAAAGTTGGTGATAGATACGTTACTATAGATTCAGACGGTAAGTTGACCTACAATGGTGACTGGCCAAATATGTCTAAATATATTTATGTATCTGATTATACTGTAGTTAAGAATGGAGCACCAGCTGCTCTAGTTCCTTTTGGACATGGAAAAGTAATACAGCCGTTACCAACAGTAACTGTTTCAACACTTTCATGTACAGTAGCAACAGCATCTTATGTTTCTGTCCAGCAGAATGCTCAAACATCTGAATATGATACGACAGCATTTCACGGATTTGATTTCTCAAAACGGATAAACAGAGATTACTTATCACCTCTTCCAGTAGGAGCTGTAGCAGGTAATAACGTTACGATGAGTCTTAACGATTTTAAAGGTCACCCATCAGCTTCAGCAGGAGATTTTGGTGGATCTGCAACATTCGTAGCAGCCGATGCTAATATAGCACTCGGATCATCAAACGTAGCTCAGCATAAATTCGTAGTACCTTTTCAAGGTGGCTATGATGGTGCTAATCCAGCTAAAGAGAAGAAAACAGCAGGTAGTATATCGGCAACAAACCAACAAGGTATGGATTGTTCGACATCATCTGCAAGTGGATCTGTAGCTTACAAAAGGGCGATAAATGCTGTTAGTAATCAGGATGAGTTTGACATTAACATGTTAGCTACTCCTGGTTTAATATACACATTACACCCTAACCCAATTAATCATGCTATGGATATGGTTAAAGATAGAGGCGATGCCTTCTACGTCTTTGATCCTTCTGCATGGGGTGATGGAATATCAGCAACAACTAGTGCAGTAACAACTGTAGACACTAATTATGCTGCTGCTTATTATCCTTGGGTAAAGGTACTTGATGATAGTATTAATCTACCAACTTGGGTACCACCTTCAGTTGTAATTCCAGGTGTTATAGCACAGAACGATAGAGTAGCTCACGAATGGTTTGCACCAGCAGGTCTAAATCGTGGTGGACTAACTAACGTACTAGAAGCTAAGACACGTTTAACACACGCTGAAAGAGACTTGTTATATGAAGATAGGATCAATCCTATTGCTTCATTTCCAGGTCAAGGTGTTGTGGTGTTTGGTCAAAAAACATTACAAGCTAAACCTTCAGCACTTGATAGAATCAATGTACGTAGATTGCTTATCAGGGTTAAGAAGTTTGTGGCAAGTTCCTCACGCTACTTATTGTTTGAAAACAATACAGTTGCTACAAGGAATAGATTCCTCAACATCGTAAATCCTTATTTAGAATCTATACAATCTAATCAAGGTCTGACAGCTTTCAGAGTTGTTATGGATGACACAAATAATACAGCAGATGTGATTGATCGTAATCAGCTAGTAGGACAAATTTTCTTACAGCCAGCACGTTCAGTTGAATTCATTGTATTAGACTTTGTCGTACAACCTACAGGTGCTAGCTTCCCAAGCTAAGAGACACCTAATTAACTTAAAAGCCTGAAATAATCTTTCGGGCTTTTTTGTTTTTAAACACTTTTCTCTGTTTAATGATATTTATTATCGATAAAATTGTAACACAGGAGAAATAGAATGCCACAATTGATTGATCCGAACGATATAATGTTCACACAATTTGAACCGAAAGTTCAGAATCGGTTCATTATGTATATAGAAGGCATTCCTGCTTACACTATCAAGGCTGCCAGTCGTCCAAGTATCGAGTTTGAAGAAGTTGCACTTGATCATATAAACGTAAAGCGCTATGTTAAGGGTAAAGGGGAATGGCAAACACTTGATATAACAATGTACGATCCTATAGTCCCATCAGCTGCGCAAGCTGTAATGGAATGGGTTCGTCTATCTCACGAATCTGTAACAGGTCGTGATGGATACTCAGATTTTTACAAGAAAAACGTTACATTTAACTTACTAGGACCAGTAGGTGACGTAATTGAAGAATGGCAACTAGTTGGTGCTTATATTCAATCAGCTACTTTTGGTGATTTAGACTGGGCAACATCTGATCCAGTAGAGATTACTTGTACGCTTAGATACGATTACGCAGTATTACAGTTCTAAGAATACTATATTTAACATCAAATTATGAATGTGGCATTCTGCCTTTGATGACAAACAAATAGTTGTAGTTAAAAAAATAAAAAAGGAGTTATAATGCCTAAAGAACAACCTAAGTTCCCGACTGAGGTAGTGGATTTACCCAGCAAGGGTCTTCTATACCCTGAAGGACATCCCTTATCAAAAGGAACGATAGAAATAAAATATATGACAGCAAAAGAAGAAGACATATTGACTTCTCAAAACCTTATTAAGAAGGGCGTTGTCATTGATCAACTTTTAAAATCTTTAATAGTTACAAAAGTAGGACTTGATGAACTATTAATAGGTGATAAAAATGCTATAATGTTAGCAGCAAGAGTGCTAGGTTACGGAAAAACTTATTCTACAGATACACAATGCATACATTGTGATGTAGTTGAAAAGGACTGTGAATATGATCTAACACTTTTTGAGCATAAATCTATTGATGAAAAAATGTTTACCGGTGAAAATAAATTTAAATATAAACTTCCAAACTCAGGTAGAAAAGTAGAATTTCAATTTATGACCCACAAAGATGAACAAGATGCTGTTACTGAAATTGATAGAATGAAAAAAGCAATGGGTGGTAGAACTTCAGAAGTTACTACAAGATTAAGAAAACAATTACTTTC